TCTGCTTTTCTCTACTATAATATATATAGCAGGTTTCTCACAGTCAGCACATTTCTGAATAGGTAATGGTTCGTGGAGCTTACCAATGTATTCTACACGTCTGCCACCTAGATAACTTGGTAAGGCTATGTTCCAACCTTGTTCTAATTCAGCCATATAAATCCTCTCTGATAGTCTTTGCAAGATTCAGAGCGCTTAGTCGTGAGTACTCACGTTTACAATGAGAGCAAGTACAAAGGAGAGTCATGCTTAATCATGACCTCCTACTACGTGTCCTCTGAAGGATTGGGGAAGAGTTTCATCTTCATCCCATTCGGATTCCTTCTCCCATAAGATCTCTTGGTATGAATAACCCATTTGGAATAGGTCTTCAATCTCAATCTCTGTCATGCCGTACTTGTCAATTAACTGCTTGTGACAAGCATCATCATCCTCTTCTATCGCAGTAAGGATTGCATTATCTTGCAAATACCCATTGTACTTGGTAGGCACAGTATAGGTAGAGGTATATTTACCTGTATTGCAAAAGAATGTATTAGATACTTTGTTGCCCTTGTAATCAGACCAACCTTGTCCGTATCTTTTAATGCCATCGTTCGCTAGGACAGCAATTCTGTTCCAACCTGTTACCATCTTGCTTAACTCATCCGTACCTAGATAAAAAGCTAGGTATGCCATGACTCTGCTGTCTGATAGCTCGCCTTTTGGTAATGGTATTGGTTCACCTTGAACTTGAAGGAAAGCAACCAACTCTTCTAGGTAGTCAGACCACGTACCATTATGGAATAGTAAGTCGTTTGCTGTCTTCATGTTCTGGGTGTTTTGTGACACCTCATTTGATACTTCAAATGGATGGCACAACTGCTTATTCACAGTACCGACTGATGCGATACGGAAGTGAATGATAGCAGTATTCACGCCCTGTGGTTTTAAATCATGGTTAATGATCTTAATGATCTTCTTAGCAGTAATTCCTTTGCGATAGGATTTAGTGCCGTCTTTGTTTAACCATGCTATGCCACCACCGTCTCCATTAAGGGATTCGGCAGACTTGAGGGTTTTATTATTAGGGAAGTCTCCATCTTCCACAGTAATAATTACACACATTGTGTGTCACCACCTCCTTGTAGCTGATTGATATAGAACCTCAATCGAGGATGTAATGTTGTTACGCAATTACTAAAAAAGAAAAGGATATTTTTGTCAAGTTTCTTTCCATGGTTGGATAGATTTGAATTCAGCTCGCTTGTTGGCTAAGTACACACGTATTATCGCAGGGATAATGTATGCACTACGGAAGTTCAACTCATTCTTCTGGAATGTAGGTAACATTCGACATTCTATTGTACCTTTCAAAGCACGACAGAAATTCCATCTCATGTACCTTGCATTTTCTTTGTACGTCAACTCAACTTGAGATGATGGTACAAATTTGTTACGACACCAATGGATTTTTCCACCTAGTCGCTTCCAAAATGCTGTTCCTTCATTAATCTTGTTGTCCATTCCCCAGCGATGTAATATCTTTTCAGAATATACATTGAACTCTTGAGACATTAGTTGAGCATATTCCCAAGCAGTTAAACCACCAACGTGTTCATGTCGACCACATTCGTCGTCTACTCTGTAAGGTTTTGACTCATCTATAAACAGTCTCACTTGATGTGGGTGTTTCCATTTGAGAATTCGTGACACAATCTCACCGTTCACGACACCATTCGTACCACATTCGCAGTACTCATTGTTGTCACAATCCATGTATGTGTCCTCACAATTCCACTCGAATTCTTGATCATCATCGTCACATTCACAATCATCTGGATGATATCCACATGATACGCACTCGCGACAAGAATCACATTCACATTCGGGAGTTTCATAGTCACAATGAGAGCAACGTCTACAATTGTCACAATAACAATCACCTGTTGTATTTCTATCTTCTTCCCTAACGGGAACACAGACAGAAGTATCAGTATGCCATGAGCCATGCTCAAGGTTTCGTCTTTGTGACGTTTTAAACTGTGCTTCAGTTTCTATGCCTATTGTGAGTCTATCTCTCAATGGTTTGAGGTTTGATAGATTTGAGGTCATTCTTTTCTTGTGTTATCAGATTATATGATAACTGTAAATAGATTATATGATGAGAAAAAAGAGGGGGGGATTGATTGTTTATTTTAGATATAGTATTGCGTAAATGGCTGTGCTAGGAAAAATGACTCCAAAGAAGCCAATCATACCTACGGCATACCATTCAAACACACCAAATTTCTTTAGTTTGTTCATTAAAAAAGAGAGTTTCACTCTTTGAGCTCAGCAACTGTAGCGACCATAAGAGCTTTAAACTTCTTAAGTCTATCTGTCAAGTATTCGGTTTCATATGGTGCTAAGACCATTTCAGTCACAAATATCTTTTCAGTTGTACCATACTCATTGTACCAGCTAACTAAATCCATTAAGAAGCCAAGATTAGGTGTGGTATTTGCCCACATCATGTCTTCCCAGTCATAGTTTCTACCACCACCAAATGGTGATACAAACGGACTAGTTTTCTTTAGTGCTGTCAGTACTCTTCGTAAGTACCCTTGTTTTGTTCCTTCTGCTCTACTTGGAAAGGCATTATAAATTGCTCTCCAAACGAGTGTTTCACTACTACTATAAGTTCTATTATGTAGAACCTTTAAATTCTGTAAGAATTCCACGTCTGCTTTAACATTGTAAGCGAGACCGTCTTCGGTCATTTTTAATGCGACATTATAGTCCATTAAAATCCACTCTCTACGTTAAAGAGCCATGCTGTAGCATTTCGTGTGTAACCAAGATGTCTTATATTGCGTGGTTCTTTGGCATATATCTTATCGGTTACACCCATACAGCCATTTCTAAAGTCTACATTACGACCATTTGCATCCTCGATAATATAACCGATTTTGCGTGCCGTTTTGTAGCCAAATTCAGATAAAGCTGAATTGAGTCTTCCCTCAAAGGTATTGTCATAAACAATTACTTTGCCTGTAAGAATATCATGAACTTTATGATAATCTTCAGCAGGTAAACGATTGTCTGCAACCATGCCTATAAGTGCTTGATCCACACTCTCTGTGAGTGTGTGTCTCTCGGACATTACGGTTTCCTTTAGGGACTATACTATATAAGGTTATTACGCACAATTCCACAATGTAGCGTGAGGGAATAATGCGTGCCTAGTGCATATAGCGAAAAACCAATTTTTGAACCTTAGCCGAATACAAATAGATACAAATCGGTCAAAATTCCGTCACTTATTGGAAATGCATATGTTCAGTTTCCGAGGGGCTAGATTCATATTCGTCTATAAGACTCTTAATACATTCTAACCGATACTCCTTTTGTTCCTTAGTTGTATAATAGTCGGTCGGTTCTTTTTTTACCTTTTCATAGATTTTACACCAATCATCATAGTGTAACTTCCACGTTTCATCATCTTCATACATACATATATTACGTTAAACACTAATATAAATCTTTAGATCGAGGCATAAAAATCTTCTTGACTTATACCTGCATGGTCAAGTGCTGTCTCTATAGTTTTCTGACCTAATTCTTTTCTTTCAGGTAGTTGCAGTTGTTTCATAGTGTTGTCTTGTATAAGAACATAATGTGAGCCTTGTCGGTCAAATACACGATACCCATACTTACCAAGAAACTTTAACATCTTTTTAACAGATATTTTATGCAGGCGTTTCATTTTCAACCATCCTATATTTTCTTTTCTTATATGACTCTCTAGGGCGAGTAGCGATAATACCATGACAACATGGGCAACGGTTTTTACCCCAAGTCTGATCCTTCTTCATCCAAAAACTGCATCTACGACAGTATGAATATGTTAGATAAGGCAAACCTGCATTTAACTGTGGTTGTTTGTCTCTATAACGAGAACAGAAACCTTTACACATTGTTACCGTTTTTTAACACCTCGCTTTTTTTTCTTTTTCTTTATATCACCAAACATTTGATGCATTTCAAAGTCTCGCAATGTTTCCATTTTAGCCATTATAAGATACCTCCACTCCCATTACAAAGAATGTTATTGCTAACATAATTGGTACTGCTACAGCAGGTATTGCAATTACATATAACTCTGGATGTTTTTTGAAAATCATTTCTTCCTCCCAAATGCATACTTTATGTATTTTGCAGCACAATGGTCACAAGTACGTTTACCATCATACCAACAAGTATCTCTTATATCAAATGATTTAAAACAAGTTTGACATTGCACATTCATTCTGAGTTTTCCTCCTTTCCACAAGCTTTGCAAAAGAATTTAAAACAATCAAACTGAAAGTTGTGATGCCATCCACACTTGGTCATTTATCGTCCAACTCCTTTACATTTGCAACCATCGTACCTTGAATTCTGAACAAGCATCGTGCAAGTCCGTTCTTACTGTGTTCCCCAATGGGCGTAGTACACGCAATGCATAGTATTTTTTCAATTTGTTTCATTCCAATCATCTATATTCTATTAGTGTCTCCCTCTTATATGTCTTTCTTTTTTTATCAGTTCTATGCCTTTCTAGCCTACCCAACCCCCAATAGGCAATAAAACAACCAATGCCGACAGGCAAAAACACCAACGTACAACAAAGAAACAAACCAATAAAAACCAAAAACAACCTCATGACCTCTTTTTGCTAACGCTATTTATAAATGTTTTTAATATGTGGGTTAGTACCAGATCTGAATAAGATAGGGTTAAGGTGAGTACCTCTTGTTGCCCTGACAGTTGTGATTGCCCTAAGCAGGTGGCTCACGACACCCATTTTATATTTAAATACACCTTATATTAATGTTTACTTCTGTTTCCAAAGCCCACTATGTTCTTCATCATCTACTTCTTCTTTCATTCTATCTTCTGCTAAAAATGTAAGTTTCCAAAACACCCTCTTGTCCTCCAACGGTATCTCATCTGGTTCTGTTGTTATTCCAAATGTTCTTTCAAACCAACCAAATATTTTTTTATAATCACTTGATGTTAAATCAACCATACTTTTCTTTAAACGGCTTCGCTAATAAGTATAACGTGTCTAGCTATTTCGCCACGATAGTCCTCTCATACGAGTATGCAAGCTCACACCACTAGACTAAATATAAATAGTAGTACCCTTTAATAAATATATGTCTGTAGAACACGAACACGAAGACGGAACAAAGCACGCACATAAAGGTGGAGATAAACCACATACACATGAAAAAAAATCAAAAAAATGTGCTTGTAATGCTGATATTGGAAGAAACCCACGTTGCCAAATTGAAGACCATGGCGATAGCCAGTACAGAAACTGACGTTTTTTGACAACATATGACAAAGTATATATAGCATACATTACTTAAAATAACATGGGCATTAAATCAGGTTTTAGTAGACTTGCTAATGTTTTCAAGTCACAAACTAATGCAACCACAAGACCTTCTATAGCACAGCCTTATATGAGTACCGATACAGGTGCTAAATTACCAATTTTTCCATTTCCTCTCATAATGATTTATGAGTTAGCAGATAATATTGATGCTATTAGAATACCTGTTGAAACCATTAATCGTGAAATGTTTAAGAATGGTTTTGAAATTGTTGAGAGATTCCAGTATAAATGTGGTAATTGTTCTAAAGAATACACTTATGCACCAAACGAATCAGGTGAAGCAGATGTTAAAGAATTATTAAAATGTGATAGTTGTGGAAGTAATGACTTAAGAAGACCAATTCCAGAACACCGAAAAATACTAGAAAACTTAATGACAAAACCAATTAACGGTAACAACCAATCATTAGAAGATGTTTCACGTCAATTAGAACGTGATTTAGAAATAGCAGATAATGCATATCTTTTAATTTTGAAAAACTACTTTATTAATGATACTACAGGTATAATAGACCATGATAAAACCGAAATTAAAGAATTATTGAGAGTAGATCCTCCTCAAGTTGGTATGATTGCTGATTCTGATGGAAGAATAGGTTATGATGATAAAAGAAATAAAGTGAGAGTTTGTCCTAGATTTGAACATAGAGATAAACGAATTTATAGTGATACTTGTGATAGGTGTGGAGCTCAAACACTAAAAGCAGTTATGGAAGTTAATTCAGTTTATTCAATAGGTGTCCCACATCCAAAAAGAGTAATTTATGGTGAAGGTGAAGTTATTTGGAAAGCAGGTAAGTATAAACCAAGTTTAATTTATGGATTTTCACCAATCTATGCTATTTGGTCAAAAGCAATGGCATTATCTCACATGGATGAATATGTTAGAAAATACTTTGATAAGATGAGACCTCCAAGAGGTTTACTTGTAGTTGCATCTCGTAACTATGAAACATTTAGAAAGTCTTGGGATGCATTAGAACAAAAAGCCATTGAAGATCCTTACATGATACACCCATTAATGGTAGAATCTGATAGAGGTGGAAAACAAATGGCACAATGGATGGACTTTACTGGTTCATTAAAAGAATTAGAATTTATTGAAGTAAGAAAAGAATTAAGACAGATTATTGGTGCTATTTACGGTGTTTTACCACTTTATTATGGTGAAATGGTAGGTGGTTGGTCACAAGAAGGCTTACAAGTTACAATTACAAACAGAGCTGTAAAGTGGGGACAAGATGTTCTTTATGCATCATTTTTGAAGAAATTTTCAGAATTAATGAACGTAGATGATTGGGATATTAAATTAGTGCAAGGTGAAGAGAACGATAAATTAGCAGAATTACAAAGAGATGGTGTAGAAATACAAAACATGGCATTATTACAACAAATGGGATTTGATATTAGTAGATCACATACTGGAGACTTTAAAGTTTCAAAAGAAGCACAGCCTATGGAACCAGTTGAGATGGGAAGAGGTAGAGGTACAGCAGCACCAAAAGAGTTACAACAAAACTTTGATGGACAACCAAAACTTAACAGACCTTCTGATATAGGTGGAATTGCAGCAGGTTCACCTTCAAGTGGTAGTGGTACTTCTTTATCACAAAAGAATTTTGCAGATGGAATAACACCTAATAACTTTGATGTAATTAAAACAACTTTACAAACTGCACTTGATTTTGGTTGGAAAAAGACAAAAACAGTTGATGAATTAAGGAAATTCGGTATGACAGTCAGGCAAGCAAGAGCAATAGTTAAAAATGAGTTAGGTACAACAAGAAGATGGGAGGATGAGGAAAATAATGACAAAAAAGACGACAACTGATGCAAAAAAAGAGAAGTTACCTAAAGGATCAAAGGTATTTTCAACAAAAGAATCTGCTGAAAAAGCTTACAAAGAACAAGTAAAAAGAGTGATAAAAACACAAAAAATCAAACTTTCAAACGGTACTGTTAATGTTTACAAAGCAGATTTTAATGAAATAGATGATACTATTGAAGAACTTAAGAAAGAAGCTAGAAAACAAGGAACTTCTGGATATGCTTGTAATAATATTTATTTAATCTTACAAGATGCATTAAAAAAGGTGGCATTAGCTGGCAACTAAATTAGATGTTAATACAGGTCAAACATATTTAGGTAAAAAAATATGGGAAACCCATCAAAAAAATGAAGAAACACACGTAAATAACTACAAAGAAGCTGTATGTTTTAGTTGTTTAAAAAATGATGCTGCTGGTGCAGGTATTTTTGATATTTGTGGTGATTGTGCAGGTAAACGTGGAAGAGAAGCATTACTTGTAACAATAAAACCTGTTTATTACGGAATATGTTATTTTTGTGGAGAACATAAGTTTCATATGGAACAAATAAATGCTAGACTTTGTAGAAAATGTAGTAGAGGTGTTGCAGATAATATTAAAGAATACAATAAAAAAGGTGGACAGTTTGGTGCAGATCCGTTTTGGGTTAGAATGAGAAAAAAGCATGGAAAAGATTGGCGTGCTGCATTTAGTGGTAATGGAACTATTAATCAGCGTTAGTTTTTAAAATAAAGTTTAATCTATCTCTTTTATAGTCGTAATAACGATGAACATAGTTAATTTTTACTTTTTTTACTTTATTTCCAATATAACGGTCAACCCTCCACGAAAGTAATGGTTTTCTTAACAATCTAGGAAAAAACTCTAGTTTATTTTTTTTAAAATTAAATGTCATTTTTTCATATTCAACAAGTTTTGTGTTTTCAGTTTTATACTCATCAATATTACCGTTTCTAAAATGTACTAATGATCTGACTAATTCAGGTCTTTCTTTTAAATTATTAGTGTTTGTTACAACCCATAGTTTTTCTTTATCATGAATGAACATATCTATAATTTTTAAATTTCTTGTAATATCTTCTTTATTTTTTCCATAAAAGTTGTTAAAATCTTCTTCTGTTTCATAAATATAGATAGACGAAGCCATATTTAATAATACACATTCTTACATATAAATCAACCGATGGTATTCTTTAAATAACAGTTTATAGTTTTTATAGTATGTTCGAAATAATAGATGAACTGTTTTCAGAAATAGTCATAGGAATAGCTCTTGGTAGTGGTGGAACATTAATTGCATATTTTAGAAAGATATCTTTAACACAAAAAGATTTATGTAATAGAGTAACACAGCTCCAAAAAGCCCTCATTATTTTAGCAACAGCATTAGATAGACAGTCTAATAGGCTTCACGAAGAAGCTGATTCTGACTTAGAAGACCTAGTAGGCAAGGTTTTAGACAAATAACGTGAATAAAACAATCGTAATGATTATATAGCACTATATATCTAGCTTATTTTATGGTAGATCCAGTACTAATAACTGTGGGCGCAGCAGTAATCGGTGCAGGGTTAAACACACTACGAGGTTACCTACATAGAACAGATGAATCTTTCTCTGCAAGGAAATTCGCAGGTGCTTTAATCATATCAACCTTTGCAGCAGTAGCAATAGGTCAAACTATCGCAACTGAAGGCATTGGAGATGTTGGTTTAGCCTTAATTGGTTTAACTACTGGTTTCGCAGCTGATTTCGCAGTTACAAAAGCAAAGAAAGAGTAAATGGCTATGTTTTGGGCTAATAACCCAACCATTTTACCTTTTTTACATAATCTTTATTAGTTAAAAATAAGAATCATTTATATGGAAAAAGTCTATTTCAGTTCTTTAAAGACTAGTTTAAAGAGTATGGAAGAAGTTAAATCAGACGAACGTTTCTTCGAAGGTCTTTTAACTGTTGAAATGAAGGATAAGCAAGGAGAAGTAACAATAGTAGATGAATTATATAAAGTATTACCAATTTGGATGGATAGAGGCGCACCTATAAGTGATACTCACTCAAACAGAATTATAGGAAAAGGTATTAATTTTGCAAGAACTTCAGTAAGAAATGATGAAAATGAATTATTGCCTGCAATTAAAATTACTGGAAAAATTTACAATGATTATGAGTTAGATAACTTAATATGGCAAAAAATAAAGAATGGTGAATATAAAGGACTTTCTTTTGGAGGTGCAACAAGAACTAATAGAACACCTATGAGAATGAAAGATGGCTCTATGGCATACGCTTTAAAAGAATTGGAACACTATGAAGTTGCAGTTTGTAAAGATCCAGCAGTTCCTATGGCAATTATTACAGATGTAAATGGTATAGCAAAAGCTCATTTTGGTGATAATGCAACAGAACGTGGTGATGGAAAAATGGTAGTTCAATGTACTTCAATGGGTTGTTATATTGAAAAAGCTGATTTAAGTGAAGAAGACACATTTGAGCAAAAAGTAAGAAAATTAGAGTCAGAAGGTAAATCAAGAGAATCTGCTGAAAAAATTGTTGGTTCATTTGTTAAAAGAGATTCATCAGCAGGTGATAAACCTGAAGATTCTGATGAAAAAGAAGACCAATCTTTATCAGCAATAAATGAAAGAACCAAAGAAGATAAAGAAGAGGAAGAAAGAGACCATGCTGATTCAGACGGAGATTCATCATCAATGTATAATCAAAATGTCGATAGAGAAAGCAGTTCTGGGTTAAAAATTAAAAATTTAGTTGATGTTATCAATAGAGGTGGAAAGGCAGCAAGAGGAAAAGGAGAATTATACGTTCCTATTAGAGGTAATTTTGTAGAAGAAGAACCAGATGTACCTAAACCAAAAAAAGCATCTGACACAACAGTACAACAAACAGGTGGTATTAGAACAAATTATAATACAGTACAACAAGGAAGTATGGATCCAACTGATGGATCAGCACATATAACCGAACATAAAGTTGGTAATAACGAACATGATAAAGACAAATACCCTGCTGAAAAAGAAACACAACGTGAAGAAGAAGACAGAAAAATAAAAGAAAAAGATAAAAGTTATAAAAAATGGGTTGTAAATAGACTCTTATAAAAGTTATCACAATCTTTATATATGCTATATATTTAAATATCAGTAATAACATGACTCTCGAAGAACTTTATAAAGAAAGTAAAGAACACGAAGAATCAGAAGCTAAAGAAGATAAAGAAGAAGATTCAGATGCCAACAAAGCATATGATTCAGCTTTATTAGAAACTTTAACTTCATTGACAGAACACGTAAAATCACTAACAGAATCACAAGATGCTGTCTTCGAAAGAATCGAGTCTCTTGAAAAAGCAAACCATTTAGGTGAAGCTGAAGACAAGACACACCTAGAAGCACAACCTGCAACTAGCGACTCTGAAGATATCGGTGCAGACATCAAAGCTCCAGACACCTATCAATCAAACAGCCGTCAAGCTGGTTTGGATGATGATAAATCTGGTGACGACAAACCTGAAGGCGACGAGAAAAACCTAGAAATGCAAGATAAAGCAAATCAGGCACCACAAGAACCTCAACAAATTCAGAAACAAAACTTTGATTTTACCACAGAAACCCCAAGACCAAACGCAGCAATCGATACTATTGAAAAATCCAACGGTGACGTTGAATTAAACATGGTTTTGAAAGATGCAAGATCTGAAGGCTATGATGGCTTAAACAAAGTTGCACAAAAGATTCTAGGTGGTGAATACGGTACTCCATCAAAAGAGGAGGCTTGGTTCTAGATGGTACAAGTAAGAACTATTGACGAACTAGAAGCATTGTATTACGGACAAAACCGTAATCTAATCAGAAAAGCAGATGCTCCAGTAGTAACATCAACAGCAGGCGTTTTCAACGCAGTTTTTGGTGCTTATGCATGGGCGCAACTCAACCTTGAGGCAAACGCTTTTGGTATTTTACCAAAAACACCTTGGGATAAATCTGGTTGGAGGGCTATAACTGCAAAACCAACTCTAAA